ATACGAATACGATAACAATGTGTTTGCGGATTGGGAAGTAATGGAGTGGTTTACGGAGATCCTCGAGATACAGGACATACCGGAGGAAGACCGCTCAAACGAAGATAACATGCTGTTACTCAGGGATATGTATGCGGTCATAAGAAAAGTGTTCACACGTTCACAGATAGCGAAATGGAAAAACTCGAATCGCAATGAGAAGGGTGATGTCGTTTCGGATTGGATGTGGGAAGACTTCGCAGATATGTTCCTCGAGAATAAAGACGAAGAAACAAAAAATTCATAGCCCTGGCTCGGATGCTGGCGCTCGACAAGAATGCTCTTATATGCGACATGGCAGAGACCTATCACATATATGACATCAAAAGCATCGAATTGCCGTACTTGGCGATTCTCGCGTCGGGGCTGGGGATGGATTCAAGAATAAGACTGAAAGAGCAGGGGCTAAAGGCCTCTTGGTCTACAGTTATGCTGGCAACGATTCTTGACGGATGGAGCAAGGACAACAATAACACGCTCCTGTCAAAGTTCCTCGAGAAAAGGGACAAGGGCCTCAAGAGCAACAGCAAAGTATTTGCCAGCGTGGAAGCATTTGAGGCGGAAAAGGCCGCCATTTTAGGAGGACATACGAATGGCTGATCTCGGTCAAGCATATGTACAAATAATACCTAAAGCCGAAGGCATAACGGGACAGATAACGAATGTGCTCAGTGGCGAAGCGGGTACTGCCGGTACAAAGGTCGGCAGTATATTCACCAAAGGCTTCGGCGGGAAGCTCGCGAAAGGTGCAGCCATCGCAGGTGCGGCACTTGCCGGAGGTCTTGCTATTGGTGGTGCCGCTCTGAAAAAGGGCATAAAGGAAACAGCGGCATACGGAGACAATGTCGATAAAATGTCGCAGAAGATAGGCTTCTCGGCTGAAGAGTATCAGAAGTGGGACTATGTCCTGCAGAGAGCCGGCACAGACATCGGCAAGATGGCTCCTGTCATGAAGACGCTGTCAAGCGCGGCGGCAAACAACTCCGAAGCGTTCCAGAAGCTCGGCATAAGTCAGGAAGAAGTCGCTAAAATGTCTCAGGGCGAGCTGTTTACGAAGACGATACAACAGCTTTCGCAGATGGAAGACAAGACACAGCGGACCGCACTCGCATCACAGCTTCTCGGTCGTGGCGCTACTGAGCTCGGGCCATTGCTCAACGAAGGCTCTGCAGCCATAGAAGAGCAGATGGAGATCGCAGAGAAGTACGGGATGGTAATGTCTGACGCGGCAGTCAAGGCTTCTGCAGAATTTACTGATTCTGTCACAACGATGCAGATGACTATGACGGGACTCAAAAACCGTATGATGTCAGAGTTCCTTCCTGCAGCGACAAAGGTCACGGACGGTCTTGCGAAGATGTTCACTGGTGACATGAGTGGGCTTGATGATGTTGTCGCAGGCATCGAGGGAATCGCATCGAAAGTTGCGGAGATAGCCCCAAAACTTCTCAAAGCGGGCGCGGATCTGATAGGGCAGCTTATTAGCGGCTTGATGAGTAAATCCGGAGACATTGGGACGAAAGCAGGTAAACTTGCCACGACCATTGTCACCAAGCTGATAGCTAAAGCACCAGACATACTAAAGGCAGGCGGCAAATTGATACTCGGTCTTGCCAGTGGTCTTATACAAGGCATGCCTAAGATTATATCCGCCGTTGCCAAGATAGGCGCTCAAATAGTCAAAGGTCTTGGCTCGGCTCTGTGGGGGAAGGTCAAGGCGGCCGCTAATGGAATCAAGGAAAGATTTCTGGGACCGATCGAGAGCGCAAAAGAAAGAGTGAGGGGCATTCTCAATACCATCAAGGGGTTTTTCCCTCTTAGCATTGGAAGGATATTCAGCGGGTTAAAGCTTCCGCATTTCAGCGTGTCCGGAGGCTCAGCGCCGTGGGGCATCGGAGGCAAAGGTTCTATGCCGTCCTTCAGTGTATCGTGGTACAAGAAAGCGGAAAACAATCCGTATATGTTCAAGAATGCTACACTCTTCGGAGCAGGCGAGAGAAACGATGAGATCCTCTACGGAAGACAGGCTCTCATGAGAGACATCAAGGAAGCAGCCAACTCACAGCCGAATCAGATAACAAACTACTTCACGATCAACAACGCAGAAGATCCTGAAGCAGTAGCGGAAACTATTTCAAAAAGGCTCAGTCTACAGTTAAGGAGTGTATAAATGGCAAATGACGGTTCATCAAAAGCAAAAGCCAAAAAAGGGAAGGACATAACTGTGACCACCCCCGCAAGCAAGGTTACTGGGCTCAGCATATCGAGAAACGGCAATGTGTTCACTGCTAACTGGAGAAACATGGCCACATATTCTGTGCTCAAACTCAAATGGCGCAGAAAGTATAAAAAGAACGGGTCATCGAAATGGATGGAGTGGCATGATTATGTCAATATGTCCAGCACAAGTGACACGACTTATGAGCTTGCCACGATAAACTTCAATGGTTATTCTCCATTTACTTCTGATGACGGGAGGCTTGAAGCATTGGAAGTGTGTGTTGCATGTGACCAAGCCACAGTAGTCAATAACTCATATTATACATACACAAATAAAAAGTATTATAAGCATAAGAAAACCACCAAATATACCACTCAGACGGCGAACTATGTTTATGAAGTGCAGTATCCTCAAATCCCGACAATCGAAGCAGCTGATGGTGCCAGCAAGACCGATTTTACGCTTACTGTTCCCCATTCAAACACAGATGAGGCAAATATCATCACGAAAATAGAGTGGCAGACAAAAGCGATAAAGGACTGGGGAAACAAAGACCCAGCTACGAACAATGATTGGGATACTCTCCAGACCGATACTTCCAACATAGGAAGGTTCGATTCAGATACGTGGTCGTTCGATAATGAATGGGGAGCGTCAGACATTGGCTCTGGGGAATCATATACAGTCCTCGCAAGAGCAAAGGCAAGAGGCCCGAGAGGAACGCACAATTATTATGCATATGGTTCTATGGTATATGCGTATCCGCATCCGGCACAGAATGTTAAAGCGGAGCATGTCATCAGAGTCGGAAACGGATACAGAGTCATCGTAACTTGGAAAAGAGTTGAGGACGGAGCGCACCCTGCTGAGAAGTATAAGGCTCAATACTTTATAGGTAAGCCGAAGAATGATAACAACGATATCCCGGACAACGCAAGCTGGATCGATGCTACCAACGACTATATAGATGCAAGAAGCGGGGTAGACCAAGCGACCTCGTTTGATACAAGTGAAGTTGTTGACGATGAAGAATGCCTGTGGGTGCGCATCGTACAACACCATGTTCAGCATCTTGCGACACCAAGTGAAGCCGTGCTCGCATGGCCACACTATAATGTTCTGGCACCAAGCATTGAATCCGTATCATATAACGCGGTAACTCATGCGCTTACAGTATCAACCGAAAAGAATTCTGAGCTTGCTGACACCAAGACATGGGTATATGTAGGATACAGCCCATTTGAAGTGCCAGCCAGTGGGACGCTTTCGATTACATATGAGCTGGATATAAGTAACTGGTCCATCAGAGCAAGGAACTGGCACGGGACAAAGGCGTCTGATTTTGTTGGCATGAAATTCGACCCTTCCCGCGATGCTGACAATCCTCTGCCGTACGCACCTACCAATGTTAAGGCTGAGAAGTCAACTGCGGCTGGCAATGTGATCCTTTCATGGGTACCGGTATTGAAAGGCGTTACATCTTCACGAATCACAGTTGCAGACAATGCTAATGAATGGAGCAAGGCAAACCCTGAATGGGTTAAAAATATTACAGTCGAGGGAGCTGGGACATATGCGACTATAGGAAACCTGACACTTGACAGGACTTATTACTTCAAGGTGCAGTCAACTAACGCGCACGGAACAACGGACTATTCAGCCAATACGGCATCTTTGTTCCTTGAATCGTCCAGACCACCAGTGCCAAACATGAGTGCTCTTGAGACTGCTGACCATGACATAAGAGTTTGGTGGGATTGGGACTTGTGGGAGGATGCAACGCAAGTCCAACTTACATGGAGCACGAACAAGAATGACGGGTCATCAAATAGGCTCTCTCCGACTATAATCGAAAAAGAGGTAAGTACAGGAACCCAAATTTTTTATATAGCATCGGAAGACCTTGAAAGAGGGAAGACCTGGTATATATGGGCTCGATATGTAGCAGACGAAGCAGTTAGCAGAGCGTGTATGGCACAGGTATTGTTGCCGATTACACCAGTCGCTCCGACTGTTCAGACGCTTGCGCGAGAGCAGCAGGTGACGGACGAAGATGGGAAAACCTCAGTACGTATATCATGGAGCAATAACTGGAAAGATGCTGTAAAGACCGAGCTATCATGGGCGATGAGCGACAAGGCGTGGGATGCTACAAGCGGGAAAGAAACATATGAGCTTGATGTCAACGAAACCACTATGCTGCTTACAGGGCTGGAGCTTGGCAAAACATGGTACGCAAGGGTCAAGTCGATATATAATGACGAATTCTATGCTGAATCAAATTTAATGTCAGTCGACTTGAGGACAACGCCAAACAAGCCAGTAGCAGATGTCGCCAAGACCATAGTGTCGAAAAAGAATAAAGTGGATATCTCATGGTCATACTCTAATGATGACTTGTCTGAACAAAAGAGCGCGGTTGTATCCATATACAACAATAGTGGGACTGTAGTCAAAAAGGTCTCTATATCTTCGTCGGACAAGGCGGTATCAATCAGCGCAAACCAGCTTACAGCAAATGCAAGATACTATGCCACAGTCAGGACTGTATCGGCTAATGACAAGCAGTCTCCGGAGAGCAATCCTGTTTACTTCACGATCATAAGTGTCCCGACAGCCAGCATCACAAGCACATCTCTTGTGAATCAGACAATAAGTGGCAAGACGGTCAAGGCGCTAACGTCCTTACCGCTGACAATGACCATAGGTGGAGCTCCGGCAAACGGTTCCGTAATCGCGTATATAGAGCGGACCAAAACCATCCAGCTTAACAGGCCGGACGAATCGACTGCCTTTGGTTACGCTGGCGAACTGGTGGCAGTCAAAGAGGGTAACAGCAGTGGAGCTATAACGATATTGCAGAACGATCTGCATGTCGATTTCACTGACATGGGAGAATACAAAATCACGGCATACGCTATCAACGAGCTTGGCGAAAGAAGCAAGCCGGTAACACAGATATTTACTGTCAAGTGGGCGCACCAGGCACTGATGCCGGAAGTTGCATATGAAATTGACGAAGAGCACGCAGTAGCGAAAATAACCACTACCGAACCAACTGGCACTGTTTCAACTGATACCTTCGATATATACAGGCTGTCAGTGGATAAGCCTGAACTTATACTGAGCGGAGGAACCTGGGACACCACCTATGTGGACCCATATCCCGCACTTGGAGAAAACGCAGGGCATAGGGTGGTATTCAGGACAGAGAACGGCGACTACACAACGGCAGGCGGCAGACTTGCGTGGAAAGACTGTTTCCCTCCTTATGGAACAGATCAGGTATGCCTAGAAAGCGATACTGCGATCATAGACTTCGGTAATAATCAGGTCGAGATAGAGTATGACCTTGATGTGTCACATTCGTTCGATAAGGACTTCACGGAAACCAAGTATCTTGGCGGATCCGTACAGGGGGACTGGAACCCGGCTGTGTCACGCAAGACCTCAATCGGCTGTCTGATGGTAAAGGCAGTCAATATCGGAGACATCCTCATGATGAGGAAACTTGCGGCGCATACTGGAATCTGCCATGTAAGAACTCCCGATGGCTCATCGTTCCCTGCTGATATACAGGTTACGGAATCATGGAGCAGTGACAAATATGGTAAAATAGTAGAATTTTCGCTTGAAATAACGAGAGTAGATAGTGAAGCGTTTGACTGCATGACTTTAAGTGAGTGGGAGGCTAACAATGGACTGGAGTAAAGGCTTTTCAGCCTCCTATTATGCATCCATAGTAGATGCAAGGACCTGGATAGATACCGGTAGATTCGAGATAACAGGCGGCAGCATCTCAAGGACCGATGAAGGGCTTCGGAACTCTGCGGACATAAGCTGTATTGACTACGATAGAGATAAAGAACTGTATGTGCGGGTATATATGAACACATTACAGGAGGGCAGTACTTCAGAGCATATTGCCTTATTTACAGGGCTTGCCTGCGCTCCAGACAGAGATATTAACGGCACACTGGTAACGACTAATCTCAAGTGCAATTCGGTCTTAAAGCCATGTGAGGATGTGCTTCTGCCGAGAGGGTGGTTTGCACAGTCCGGCTTGGACGCTGAGATCATAATAAGAGAACTGCTTTCTGTTTCACCAGCACCGATAGCTGTGGATGGCAAAATGCCAACACTCAGAGACTCGATAGTAGCAGAGGAAAACGAAAACCATCTGACGATGTCGGAGAAGATACTTACTGCTATCGGTTGGCGAATGCAGATAGCTGGTGACGGCACGATAATGCTGAAGCCAAATGCCAAAAGCAACTCTATCATATTCAGTCCTCTGACAAATGATGTAATAGAAACGAAACTGTCAGATTCATATGACTGGTACACAGCACCAAATGTCATAAGAGCGATAACGGATGAACGCACTGTAGTCTACAAGGACGAAAGTGACAGTCCTTTATCGGTGAAGAATCGAGGCAGAGAAATATGGATGGAGGAAACCGATTGCAATCTGAATAACGGTGAATCGCTTGAAAGGTACGCTGAAAGGCGATTAACTGAGGAACAGCAAGTAAACAGAACCGTTCAGTATACAAGGAGATTCTTCCCAGACATTTATCCGTCTGATCACATAGAACTCAGATACCAGACACTTGGTATCGTGGGTTCTTTTTATATCAAGTCACAGAGCATATCCATAGGGTATGGAGCACCAGTTTCCGAAGAGGTCAATGGTATATGAACAAAATAGATCAGCTAGCAAAAGCGCTTAAAGACAGTGCTGAGATAAAGGAAAAGAAAAAAACATCGCCGTATGACACCAATGCAAAGGTAGTCAGAGTAGACGGAAATACTGCATGGGTCGCTATTGACGGGGGTGTTCCGCAGACACCAGCAATTATGGTGGTCAATGCAAAAGAGGGCGATAACGTAAGAGTCAGAGTAGGCGGTGGCAAAGCGTATGTAACAGGTAATGCTACGGCTCCTCCGACAGACGACAGGCATGTGCTGTATATCACAAAAGAGGCAGTAGATTATATCGCCGCACTTAAAGATAAGGACGTTACAGTAAGAACTATAGTTGCAACCACAGGCTATATAGATGACCTTAACGCTAAGAATATAACGACTGAAAACCTACAAGCCACAACGGGCTACATCAAGGACTTAACTTCAGAAAACATCACAGCGCAGAGCATCAAGGCTGACCACGCCGATGTAGGCAGTCTTAAAGCAGACAAAGCTGACATAGACCTTGCCAATGTAAATGTTGCATGGATTGAACAAGGTAACATCAAGAAGGCTGAAGTGTTCGATGAGAACGTCTTTGACCTTTCTGGTAACAGAGCGACACTTTCAAGAATCGATGCAAGCAAAATAAACGTAGCAAATCTTAGAGCAGATAACCTCGTGGTAAGGCGAATCAACGGACAGCCAGTTGTTGGCGGTTACACACTTATTGATTCCAACTCACCACAGTACGAATCGAAGAACCCGCAAGAACTCGGGTGGTATGAGTTTGTCAATGCACAGTGGGTGCTTTCTACAGATACGACTGTGGATATGACAAAGGCATATTACCAAGAGGGTGATGATGTTTCCCTGTATGACCAAGCATATATTGACGGGCTAAAAAACGACTTACAACAGCAGATCGACGGAGCTGTTGAGACATTCACAGGCTCGGTTGTACCGACACTTGTAAATTATCCATACACAGATTGGTATGACACGTCGGTAACGCCAGTACATGATGAGAGAGCAAAGCACGTTGGCGATATTTACTACGTTGTAAACTCTTCTGCTGATGAAGGAGGTTACTGCTACAGATTTGCCTTTGATGAAACGAACCACGAATATATGTGGGTGCTCATCAAGGACACAGATATAACGAAGGCTTTAAGTGATATTTCGGAACTTCAGACTTTTGAGTCGGAAACGACATCGTGGATTGATGAAACAGATCAAGGGCTCGAGACGATAAGGACAAATCATACAGCTTTAAGCGGAAGGGTTGATACAGTTGAGACAACTGCTAATAATGCTCTGCCAGCGGCAACATTTGAGTCGTTTGAATCTACGACATTTACAGACCTTGTTGATGAGGTCGATGAGCAGTCAACTACCATGACGAATATGACCACTCGTCTTGGACTTAACGCTGATGGCTCACAGTCGGCTACGGATATCGTTGCAAAGGAATCCGCATTAGAGCAGACCGTAAGCGGTATATCTTCAAGAGTAGGCAAGACTGAAATGCACCTTGCTGGTATGTATGCCACATCATCAACTGCGGCTGGTACTGCGGCTAAGGTCGCTACGATTGTTCCGACTTTATCGAATTATGAACTTGCTAAGGGCGCAATGGTGACTGTCAAGTTCACAGCCGCAAACACAACGGCAAGCCCAACTCTTAACCTTAACGGTACAGGCGCAAAGGCTATCAAGACATATTCTGGTGGGAATCTTACAGCTGATGAATACGAATGGAAAGCTGGCTCAACATTCACTTTCACCTATAACGGCACTAATTGGTTGATGCAAGACAGTACTGCTTCGGTGAGGATGAATACGGCTGAAACGGAGATTACGCAGACCGCTGACAAGATATCACTCGTTGTTAAGTCTGGAACGTCAGCATCAAACCTTGAACTTACAGATGCCGCCATCAATGCTGTTGCAGATAACATGGTTATCAAGAGCAGTACGGATAACAGCAAGACGGTAATTCAAGGAGGTAAGCTATATGCTGATCAAATTGAGATAGGTTCACTTGCTGGGAAGATTGGTGGAAGGAATCTCGTCCTATGTACAGGAGAAACGCTAACTAAAACGGTCGCCAGCGGTACTAATAAGAACATCCCTCTGTATGATTTCAGCGAATCTGCTTTTGGTGAAGGTCGCTTGCTGTATATAAATTCTGATGGATACGCCACCGTAAACGAGGCGGTTGTGTCTTTTGATTGGGAAACGAATGACACAACAGGCACATTTAGGTTAACTTGTAACGGTACTCCGTGGACAAATTTTTCTCCGATAATAACTGTATCGAGCACAAACCAAAGTGGTCATGTTGAGTTTAAGAGGAGCGTATATGAATCAACGTATACAGCTATAGGAACCACTGGTGTTCGTATTAGAACTGACAACATGACGGCTGACAAAACTATAACCATCAGCAATCTGAAAATCGAACTCGGCAGTAAAGCCACCGACTGGACACCAGCCCCAGAAGATGGTGTAAATGAGAATCTCCTCATTGATGCACAGAAGATGAGTGCGTGGTATAAAAGTTATGCGTACTCAATAGACACCTCTGGAGAGTTTGGTGTGGTAACTCTTAATGGCTCGTCATCAGAATGGAGAGCATTGGAATCACGTCCAACCATAAGAGCCTCGATTCTTGACGGAACACCTTTATGGCTGTCATTTGAGTATAAAGCGTCGGCGGCAATCTCTTCGGCGTGGCTTGTATTATCGGGCGCAGCAGTAGCAGATGGGTCGCTATCAACTGTTTCGAGAACAAAATATTCTTCAAACAGACTCTCGTCGTTGCCAGCGGCTTCATCGTGGACAAGAAAAGTCGTAGCGATGCCGACAACAACAGCCGAACTTCCAAATGGAAGCGGTGATGTTAACAGCTTGTATGTTCAATTCTTTAACCGTACCGACAGTACCACCTTGCAAATACGCAAGGTAAAACTGGAACACGGCTTGTCTGCTACAGATTGGACACCATCAGCAGAAGACCAAAAGGCATATATCACAAGAATTGATGATGACGGTATCCGCATACACCCATCTTCGACTGAGAATAATTCTGTAGTAATCAATGCAGACGGCATGGAAATATTCAAGGGCGGTACTGGGTCTGCTAACTCTGTAGCGAAGTATGGAGATACCGCGAGGATTGGTAAAACAACTAGCGGTCATACAAACATATCACCTTCTGGAATGAGTGTGTATGGAAGTAATGGATCTGTAGAACTCGCCAATATCGGATACGGGAGCGGTAATTCTCAGAGTGGCACGGCACTAGCACCGTATTACACCATTGGAAAGAGAAGCTCTGCTAATGTTGGGAACTATTCTGTTGTTGCTGGAGAAGATTGCGACGCGACAGAATTCGCTTCTTTTGCAGAGGGCACCGATACATATGCACTAGGCGTAGCTTCTCATGCAGAAGGGGTACATACAGTGGCATCTGGAAATTACTCCCATGCCTCCAATTATTTCACCCGTGCAGAGGGTAGCTATCAAACTGCTATTGGAAGATACAACGTAGCTGATACAACCAGCTTGTTTATCATTGGGAATGGCGACAATGAGGGTTCAAGAAAGAATGCTGTTGTTGTAACTGATACTGGTGACCTCAAGTTAAAAGGCGATATATATGTCGGCTGTAATGCAGACAGTTCTGGTGGGTCTAAGATGGTCGACTTCGTGGTCGAGCATGGCACAAGCGGTACATGGCAGTATAAAAAGTACGCTGACGGCACTCTTGTCTGCTGGGGCTATAGCACGATAGATGTTACAACAGGAACAAAAGACAGGAAGGAGCTTTCTTTTCCTGTGGCCTTTGTTGGAACACCAAGCGTTCAGCTTACTGTAATCGAAAACGCTTACGACATTCAGCCTATACTGCTGGTATGGGAGTCAAGCGGAAAAGTATATGCGCTTAATAAAGCAAACGTGCCGAGCAAACATATCAACTTCAATTGCCTTGCTATTGGCAAATGGAAATAGAAAGGAAGATGTTAAATGAAGGACAGACTCACAGCTATATTTAACACGCTCAAGCAGATAGAGACCAAAGGAGATTCAACGCTCATGATGGCTGACTGCTTGAGAGAACTTGCGAATGTGATCAACTCGATACCAACGGAGGAAACAAATGAATAAAGAATTCTGGAAAGCGGCGGGCATAAGAGCCTTCCGTACATTTCTACAGGTAATACTCGCGGTATGGACTGCGGGACAGCTCATCACAGAGGTCGATTGGAAGTTCCTTCTTCTGTCGGCCTTTTCAAGTGCTGTCTATTCGCTTCTGACTTCGGTCCTTGCGGGTCTTCCGGAGGTCAGTCTGCAGAACACTCTGTATGACCTCGACAACGACCCAGACGAAGAAGATGACGAAGAAGGTGACGAGTAATGACATTGCTTTCAAAGGCAGAGAGAAAAAGACGTCTTGAATATCTGGGATACAAAGAGGATGACATTCTGAAATTTCAGAAGAAAGCTTTCCCTGGGCAGAAGTCACAGCAGGATAACAAGTACGGCATCAATACGGATCGTGCGCTTCGACATTTTTACAATGTTAGGAAAGTGACTAAGGACTTTGAGCCTGAAGAATTCAAGTGTGAGTGCGGTGGCAGATACTGCACAGGCTATCCATCGTATATGAAGCAGGTGGAGCTGAAGAACCTTCAGAGCATGAGAGATCACTACAAAAAAC